AAAAAATTTTTATCAAAGATTGGCTTGTGATGAAATTTTTTCAACATTTTTGGTTAATTCTGAAATTAGAAAAAAAATTAAGAAAGTAAAAAAAACAAAAAAAAAGGTTCCAAGATGTAAATGTCGGTTAGAAGACGGAACAAAATGTAAAAAAAAACTTACTATGGTTGATTTATGCATTGTTTGTAAGTGCGGAAAATCATTTTGTCCAAAACACAGAACACCGGAAAGTCATAATTGTAAAATCACTGAAATAATAGCTCGCAAAAATAAAGAAGTAGAATTAGATAAAGTTCTTGGAGGTGGTAATTTTAAACAAATTGAAGTAATATAGAAAAATGTTTATATGTTTATATAATGCTGCCAAGAATAACAACAGATAATCAATTACAAAAAAATGTTTTTAATAAAATTTCTCCAAAAATATTATCTCCTGACTCAGATACGCATTTTTTTGCGAATGAATCACTCGAAACTGGTAATATTATATTAAAATTAAGATTACTTAATAAACTAAGTATTGAAGATATGTGTCATAAACTTGAGATAAATAAAGAAGATTTTATAAAATTAGAAAAAGGAGAAGTTATTCCAAGCAAAGAAATATCAGAGAAGCTCATTTGTATTTTTAATTTGAAAATTGAAAATAAGTTATAAGATTCTCAATAGACTTAATTCTATAATGTATAGTTCTTCACTCGCATCTACAAATATGCTTATTGTTACTGTTTTATTCGCAAGTCTGCTATCACCTGTATTGGCAGGAAGTCAAGGATTACGCGCATTAAATACTAAAGATGTTTTAACAGAACAAAGATTTAACTGTTCCGGCTTACCTGCAAAATGTGATTGTCCATATCCTTGTCTAGAACAATATAAAAATGAGAATTATTGTATTGCCAAGAAATGTTATACTTTTGATACTAATCTTGGTCAATGTAAAAAATCAGGAAAAGACCATGTAGCACCATTGGTATTACAAGCTATTCCATTTACAGGAGTATTTGGTTCTGGATTTGGTAATATGGGAAGATGGGATTTATTTGGAATGTATATGGGTATATTCTTTGGCGGGTGTTGTTTAATTATAATGGGTTCAGCTTTCTGTTTGTGTTGTTGTTCAAAAGATAATGATGACGAATATTCTGTAATGGACGATAAGGAATCATTTATGAAATGTGCTACTAGTTGTGGAGGTTGTATATGGGCAAGTGTTGTTGTTGTATTCTATATATTAGGTATTGTTTGGACGGCCACTGAGGGAGGAGTTCTGGATGCAGATGGATGCCCATTGGTATTTTAAATAAATTATCATTTAAAAAATTTTTTATGATAATTTACCATTTACTTTTTTTAACATTTATAACTGGTCCTTTTTTCCCTGAGTTGGGATTAAAATCTTCACCATCCTCATCATCAGAATCAAGACCCTTCGACATTTCCCAAAATTCTTTGGAACCAAGTTTAAAATCTCTATGAGCGGACGCTTTATACCAAAAAATTTGGTCTACTAATTTATTTGATTTTGCATTATTTGCAACGACTAAGCATTCATAATTTTCGGTGCATTGGTCCATTACTTGACAAAAACTTTCAAATGTCGGAAACATACCTGCAAAATTTTCAAAAATTCTTTTTCTATTTGATACATATGGTTCTCTTAAAATAAAAGTATAGTCAATATTTGTTCTAAGATTTGGAGGTACCCCTAAAGGATACTGCATTGTAATAATAAGCATTACTTTCCAATGTCTTCCATTCATAAAAAGTAATCTCATTAACTTATCTCTAGCCCAAGTATTATCATATAGACAATCATCTAATATAACAAATGTTCTGGGGTCGATACTACATCTGCCATATGCTTCAGTTTCTTTTTTTACCTGTTTCATAACAATTTTTTGTCTTTTTAAAATATTTTCAATAATAGCACTGTTATATTCATCATGAATAAATAATTTAGGTACTAATTTACCATAAAATCCATTACCTGCCTCTGTTCCAGATATTACTGTTCCTATAGGAATATCCTGATGATAATATAATAAATCTCTTACTAAAAAACTCTTACCTGTATCACGGCGACCAATTAAAACAATAACAGGACCCTTGTTCTCATTAGGCTTAAATGATATACTTTTCATATCAAACTTCTTTAATTCTAAATTCATAATGTTATAAATAAATATTTTACTTATTTTTTAAATTTTTTTACGCATAAATTAGTTTAATTAAAATAAAAATCTTATATACATTCTTTAATGTTTGACTTGTTTTATAAAAAGAACAATAACTCTTCCTTGTTTAGTTATTTAGAAAAAAATGGCTTTTCAGCTATTCAAAATTACAATCCACTATATTCTAGATTTTTTAATTTGGATGAAAATAATTACAATAATATAAATTTGAATAACAGGTATAGTATTTCTTGCATTGAAAATAGAGATAATAACAATATTTTTTCAATCAAAGTAACAGATGAAAAAGATAATTCTACAAAGAATTATAATTCTTTTTTTAAATTCTCTCCATTATTGGATCCAGTAAAGTTTATGGTTGGAAAATATAAAGATATGAAAGAATCTGAGCTATGTGCTTTACCTAGGATAACAGAAAATACTTGTTGTAAAAAGGTTTTGGATTCAAATAATTCTGCTTATGTTGATAGTTTTTTTTCATATCTCACATCTAAATTATCAAATGAATGTGGATTTATACACGGAACTAATTTTTATGGAAGTTTTTTGGCAGTTCAAACAGAATTTAAATTAAATGTTTATGATGATTTGGAATACTTATATGAATCTGATTTTTTTCATAAACAAAAAGATATAATTTATAAATTAGATGACGTGGATGAAGACAAATTGTTGTTTAGTGATACTAGAAATTACAGAAAAAAATTAAATTTAGATAACAGTAAAGAAATAGAATTAGATTGTGAAGTAATAGATAATAATATGTTTGAAGGATTATTTTCCACTTTAACTAGTAAAAATTTAAAATTGCACGATAATTCTTTAAAAGAAGAATATTCGGTTGATGTGCAACAATCTAGTGACAAAAGTGCAAAAAAAACGAGTTCTACTTGTTCATCACGGTCATCTAATACAGATAATGAAGCTAGTGACAATAACGATAGTAACGAAGATGATGAAGAAGAAAGTTTATCAAACTCACAAATGAGCGAGTATTCTAGTATGAACAGCAATGATGAGATAGTTAATGCTACAATTTTTAATTTTCCTGTTCAAATGATTTGCCTTGAAAAACTAGAAAATACATTAGATTCATTACTAGATGATGAATTTAATGAATTAACAGATAAGGAATGGAAATCTTGTTTATTTCAAATTATAATGATATTAGTAACATATCAAAAAGTTTTTAATTTTACTCATAATGATTTACATACTAATAATGTTATGTGGATAAAAACAGATAAAAAATTTATTAACTACAAATATGATAATGTTTATTATAGAGTTCCAACTTACGGTAAAATTTATAAAGTAATAGACTTTGGACGAGCAATTTATAGTTTTAAGGGAGAGACTATATGTAGTGATAGTTATCATCCTAAGGGAGATGCAGCAACACAATATAATTGCGAACCTTATTTTAATAAAAAGAAACCTAGATTAGAACCCAATAAAAGTTTTGATCTTTGTAGATTAGGTTGTTCATTATTTGATTACTTTGTAGAAGATGTTGAAGACCAAAATGAAGTAGAAAGCGATATCGAAAAATTAGTTATTGAATGGACTAATGATGATAAAGGTAGAAATATTCTCTATAAAAATAATGGTGAAGAAAGATATCCTGAATTTAAACTATATAAAATGATTGTAAGAACTGTTCATAATCATGTTCCTAGTGACCAGGTTAAAAAGGATGTTTTTAAATCTTTCGTTAGTTCAAAAAGAAAAATTAAAAAACAAAAGATAATTAATATTGATAATATGGAATGTCTTTCAAAAAATTGATTTAATATTATAAATGAATAATAATATTAAATAGAATGTCTTCTCCGCAATTATTCCAAATTATAGTATTCGATGATGGAAATCAAAGATTTAAAAATTGTGATAATAAATGGGTAATTACTGGTTCTAGATTTAACGGTCAAAAGATTGCACTTAAAAATATTAGCGACAAATCCATAACTATTCGGTCAATATCATCTTGGAAAATTCAACCAATTATGGATGAACCGTCTTAGAACAATTTAAACATATTAATTCTCCAAAATCAACAACTTGATTAGAAAATTTTTTACAATTAAAACACTTAAGAAATGAAATTTTATCTAAAATTGGTTGATAATTATCATTAGTAGAATATGTTGAAAATATAATACAAATTATCATATCTCTAACATTGTTTTTATTTACATCTGTTGTCATATTTAATCCTTTTAAGGCACCTTTAATACTATTTACTGTTGTTATTACCGTTTCCCCACACCATTTGGAATACTTATGATTTGTTATCTTCATTAATTCTTTTTTAAGAAATTTTTGTAGGTGTTTTATAAAAATAATATCATCGTTTAACCATTCTATGTTTTCAATCATATTTTCAAAAATATGTCTATCATCAACTAATCTTTGTATGTGCTGTTTTATATTTAATTGAAATCTACTAACAATATGAAAATAATCATATAAATTATCAAATTTTATCATTGGATGTCTTTTTAAAATATCTAATTTTTTCATATTATCAAGATAATCTTTATCATATAAAGTTCTACATGTCTTGGCTAAATTTACAAATTCCATATAATATAATTTTATAAAATTGATTTAATATATTTTTTAAAATTATTAAACAGATTACTATATTTAAACTATAATGAGTGATATTGAAGTTAAACACCAAGAAGGAATAGAATTCTTAAATACATTAGATGATAATAGTGTTGATTTAATATTAACAGACCCTCCTTATCTTATTTCAAAAGACTCAGGTATGAATAAATTTGTAAAAGAGGTTGCAAAAATAGACGCATCTGGAGAAAACAAAAAAACTGAAGAAGAATGGATTGCTTTTAAAGATAAAAAAGGTTATACAGATGACAAATACAAGGAAAATTATATAAAATACGGAAATACATCTGGAAATAAATACGCATTCAAAACGGACTATGGAGAATGGGATAAGAATTTTACGATTGAAAAATTAAAAGAGTTTATATCATTATTTTATAAAAAGTTGAGAAAGGGAGGAACATGTATTATATTCTTTGATATTTGGAAGTTAGAAACACTAAAAAAATTAATGGAAACAGCTAAAACAGAAAAAACAGGATTTAAACAACTAAGATTTATTGAATGGATTAAATCAAATCCAATGCCATTGAATCAATCTGTTAATTATTTAACAAATTGTAGAGAAGTAGCATTGGTGGGTGTAAAAGGTGGAAAACCAACTTTTAATTCCAAATATGATAAAGGTATTTATTTATTTCCTATACAAACAGGTAAAAAGGGTGAAAGACATCCAACACAAAAAAATTTACAATTATTTGAAACATTGATTATGAAACATTCTAATGAAGGTGATTTAGTTGTTGACACATTCTTAGGAGGAGGAACTACAGCATTTGCTTCCAGAAATAAAAATAGAAAATTTAAAGGTTGTGAAGTAAATAAAAATTATTTTGACATTATTCAAAAGAATTTAAATTAGTTTAATAGAATTATCTAGAATATATTTTTTACCAATTTGACATCCTAATCTAGGGTCTTTTCCTTTATTTTCTTTTTCAAATTGTCTTTTTAATTTTGGAACAAGATATTCATAAACTTTTTCTCCAGTCATTTT